GTATATGCCTTTAACGATGCATCATCAGAACCTTGGTTCGCACCCGCAGGTATTAATAGAGGAGGTTTAAGCACAGTAGTTAGACCTGAAAGGAAATTAACTAGAGCTCAAAGAGATACTTTGTATGATAGTAATGTTAACCCAATTGCTAATTTCCCTGCAACAGGAACAGTAGTATTTGGTCAAAAGACACTACAAAAGAAAGCATCAGCACTTGATCGTGTAAATGTTAGAAGATTATTAATTGCTCTTAAATCCTATATTGGACAGGTTGCTAATAATTTAGTATTTGAGCAAAATTCAATAGCTACTCGAAATAGTTTCTTAGCTCAAGTAAATCCATACCTTGAAAGTGTACAACAAAGACAAGGTGTTTATGCTTTTAAAGTAGTTATGGATTCTACAAATAATACTCCTGATGTAGTAGATAGAAATCAAATGGTAGGCCAGATATTTTTACAACCAACCAGAACCGCAGAATTTATAATTCTTGATTTCAACGTATTACCTACAGGAGCAGAGTTCCCATCATAATAAGAAATTAAAATTGTAATATTTATAATAAAACACGACAATGGCAGTATTAGATCCCAACGAAATATTTTTCACCCCATTTGAACCAAAACAACAGAATAGATTTGTTTTGTACGTAGATGGATTCCCCGCTTACCTTATTAAAGGATTAGGAGCAGTAACCGTAGCAAACAACCCTGTTGTTTTAAACCATATTAACGTTCAAAGGTACGTAAAAGGTAGAACTACCTGGGGTACTATATCAATGACATTATTTGATGCAATTACTCCTTCTGGAGCCCAATCAGTAATGGAATGGGTAAGATTACATCATGAATCAGTAACTGGTAGAGATGGTTATTCTGATTTCTATAAAAAAGACATGACCGTAAATGTATTAGGTCCTGTAGGTGATGTAGTATCAGAGTGGGTTATCAAAGGTGCTATGATTGTAGATGCTGGTTTCGGCGATTACAATTATGATGCAGATGGTGCTGTTGAGATTTCAATGACTGTCCAACCTGATTATTGTGTGTTGAATTTCTAATACAAGTCAAAATATATAAAGAAAGACGTACTTCGGTACGTCTTTTTTGTTTTATTATATATTTATATCAAACAATTAAAAGTTATTATAAATGAGTGAATTTAAAATTCCAACAGAGGTTGTAGAGCTACCTTCAAAAGGTTTACTTTACCCTAAAGAAAATCCCCTTTCTTCTGGCACTATAGAAATGAAATATATGACTGCCCGAGAAGAAGATATTTTAACTAATCAAAATTACATTAAACAAGGTACTGTGATTGATAAGTTATTACAATCTTTAATTACATCTAAAATTAATTACGAAGATCTTTTAATAGGAGATAAAAATGCTATTATGATAGCAGCCCGTATTCTTTCTTATGGAAAAGATTATGAATTTAATCATAATGGAGTTAATCAAGTAGTAGATATTTCTCTTCTTGAACCTACAAAACCCCATAAAGAATTTTTAGAAAGTTCTTCTAATAATTTTGTTTTTACTCTTCCACATTCTGAAAATGTTGTAACATTTAAACTTTTAACTCATAGAGATGAAAGAAAAATTGAAAAAGAAGTTAAAGGTCTTAAAAAAATAAATAAAGATAGAAGCAGTGATGTAACTGTAAGATTGAGTAACATTATTACTTCTATAAATGGTTCTGAAGATTCTAAAGAAATTCGGGATTTCGTAAATAACTACTTCTTAGCTAAAGATGCCAGAGCCTTCAGAGCTTTCTATAATGAAGTCTCCCCAGATATTAACATGCAAGTAATCCTTGAAGATACAAATGATGGTGAGGAGACCATTGATCTCCCTATTGGAGTTACATTTTTTTGGCCTGACGTCTAAATATCGAATCTCAATATTTCAACAAATCCATGAAATAGTATTTTATGGAAAAGGGGGGTATAGTTGGAATGATGTTTACAATATGCCTATTTGGTTAAGAAATTTTACTTTTAAAAATATTAAAGAGTATTATGATAACCAAAATTCAAATTCTGATAATGAACAAACATGGATGAAGGGAGAAGCTGTTCAAGCTGCTAAAGAACAAAAATCATCTTTAAAACGTCCAAAATATAAAACAGGGGTATCAAAAAAATGATACCCCTTAATATTTATCAATAAATCACCCCAATGGCTCTTTCTGATAATTTAAAAAACTCCGCGGAAGAAATTAAAAGGTTAAATGACCTTGGTACTGAATTTCAAGCTGTATACGGAGACATTGGAAATACTTTAAATGGGTTAGCTAGAGATTCTAAAGAATTCGCTTCTGGAATTAGAAATGCTGAAGGATTATCTAAAGATTTAGCTAAATCTGCTCAAGAATTAGCTAAATTTACTGAAGGAGATTTAGCAGATAGAAAGACAAAACTAAAATTTGATGCTAAAAGTCAAGAATTAGCTAAAAAAAGAGCTAATCTAGAATCCCAACTTAGAGTTTTTAGATCTCAATCATTAAATGCTACAAAGCAAGAAAAAGCAATTTTAGATAAAGTTATAGAAAATCTTGATAATCAAGTTGATTATACTAAAGAAATTGCAGGAGGATATGATGATATTCTTAAAGCAACAACAAAGATTGAAGGTAAGAATATCTTTAAGGGAGCAGCAGAATTTTTAGACGCAATCCCAGGAGCAAGTGTGGTATTAGGGGAATTTGGTAAAGCTGCTGATACTTTTAATAAATCAATGGCTGAAGGGAATAGCCAACTTCAATCTACTGTTAAAGGTTTTCAACAATTAGGAGGTGTAGTAGCAAAATTTACTTTAGGTTTAGCAGTAAAGGGTCTTAAAGATTTTGATGAACGAACTGTATCAGTAGGTAGAAATTTAAATGTAAGTAGAGAACAATCTGATGCATTAGTTAAAAGTGCTAATGCTTTTGCTAGATCTCAAAAAGGTATAGGAACCACAGGAAAAGAAAATACTGCATCACAGATAGCTTTTTCTAATGCTTTAGGTACTACTGTTGCTCTTAGTGATGAAACAGCTGCTAACTTTACAAGAATCCAAAAATTCTTAGGACTATCAGTTGAACAAGCTACTGAACTTACTAAATTAAGTATTATTACTGGGGAAGATTCCAAGACCCAAACAGAAAACTTGATAGGACAAGTTAGGGTTTTAAATGCTCAAACAGATTCATCTATTAAGTACCAAGAAGTAGTAAAAGATATAGCAGGAACTAACAAAGCTACTTTATTATCTATTCAAGGACAAGAAAAAAGTTTAGCTGCTGCTTCATTTGAAGCAAAAAAGTTAGGTTTATCTTTAAATGAAGTAGATAATATAGCAGGTAGTTTATTAAATTTTGAAGAATCCATATCTGCTGAATTAGAAGCTGAATTACTAACAGGTAAAGAATTAAACTTAGAAAAAGCTAGAGAAGCAGCTTTTAATAATGATTTAGCTACTGTAACAGCCGAAATAGCCAAAAATGTGGGTTCTGCTGAAGAATTTGGTAGTATGAATCGCTACCAACAAGAAGCAATTGCTAAAGCTGTTGGTATGACCCGTGAAAGTTTAGCAGCTTCTTTAGTTGAACAAGAAACCCTTGTTAAATTAAATAAAATGCAGGGAATTGATGCTGATAATATTAATGAAGCTACTAAACAAAGATTAGCACAAATTGAAGCAATTGAAAATGTTGAAGAAAGAGAATTAGCTAGAAAAGAGTTAATCAATAGTTTAGGAAGCACTGAATTAGCACAACAAATACAAAATCAATCAATAGCAGAAAAACAAGCAGAAGCATCCCAAAAGATGATAGAATCTTTTGATAATCTCTCAGGACTTTTAACTCCCATTAGTGGAGTATTTGATGTGATATTAAAAAATATTAAATTAATACAAGGAATTCTTATAACTATTACAGGATTAACTATATTTGCAAAATTTAAAAACTTAGGTAAAATTTTTACTAAAATGAAAGATGCTTCTAAAGCAATTTCAAAATTCTTTGGTAAAGATGTAGCTAAAACTGCAGGGAAAGTAGCTACAGCAACAATGAAGGGATCAGGTAAAAAAATCTCTGGAGCAGCAGCTCAAGCAGCAGTAAAAGCAGGATCAGCAACTGCTACCAAAACAATAGGTAAAACAGTAGGCAAAACCGCAGCTAAAACAGCAGGTAAATCCCTCATTAAAAAAATCCCAGGAATAGGATTAGTAGCAGGATTAGCATTTGCTGCTGATAGATTAATGAAAGGAGATTTTATGGGAGCAGGTTTAGAAGTAGCATCTGGAGCAGCAAGTTTACTTCCTGGAATAGGAACAGGTGCTAGTTTAGCTATAGATGCAGGTATAGCTGCCAGAGATATATCTAAAGCTAATTCTTCTGCACCTGAAGCATCAGACTTTATTTCTAGACCAGGTCAACCTGTACAACGATTTCGTAAAGACGATATTATTGTAGGAGGTACAAATTTAGGAGGTGGAGGAAATGAAGAAGTAATAACTTTACTTAAAGAACTTATTACGGCCGTTAACACTGGAGGTAATGTATACATGGATTCTACAAAAGTAGGTACTGCCTTAACAGTAGGTTCTTATAAATTACAATAATTTTTAATATTTATAAATAAAAATACAACATGACACTTTTAGAAAAATATAACGCCAACATATCTCCGCTAGCGGGACCTCAAAATCCTACTACACCTATTGGAGCTACAGATCAATCTAAACTACATGATCAATATTCCATAAATGGAAATCCTAATGTAAAAAACAAACCTCAACCTTCTACATTAGATTTAAATGGGATATCTCCTTTAGGAGCATTAAGTGATCCTAGTGTAATCCCATTAAATAATACTTTTAAAAAGGGAACTTACAAAAATAATTTACCTCTAGGAGCCTCATTCTAACAAATGGCTTTAGTTGATCTTAAAACAGATCTTAAGTCCCTAAAATATGGACTTGATAGGCGTGGTATGGGAAGTAGTAAAGAACCTTTTATTACTAAAACTATACCCGAAGGGGAAACCCCTGGAGCTACTTTAGATGTGCTTTTAAGACAAGGTTCATTAGCATCTGGAGTGGATGATGCTTCAAGATTAACACAACTTCTCTTTTCAACAACTAAAGGTTTAGCATTTACTGCTAATACTAACCTTTTATCTAGAACTTCTGTAAAAACAGAAGCTACTTTAGGACCGGCATATGCCGGAGGTACCATTAACCAAGGGGTTTATTTACCTACATCAACCATAGCCCAAGCAACCTCAGGATTTTCAGGAACTCATTTAAATTTACTCGGTATAGACCCATCATCACCTATAGCAGGAGTTGTTGAAGGTGGTTTATTTCCTGCTGGGGGACTTATTAGATATGAACAAGTAACTAAAGAATATAATAATAGTGAAAATAGTGAATTCAATAGACTAGTATCCTTACGTGATACTAAAATTTTAGATAACATTTTTGCTCTTAACCCACTCGTTTCTAATAATCCTTTAGAAATACTATCATATAAAGGAGGACCAGGATCAATATTAGGTGTAGGTAGTACTACTCTTAAGAGAGCAACCTCCACAGTAACTTTAAATACTGCGTACAAAAATCCTAATGGTACTGAGCTTACATATAATACTATTGATGAAGACACAGGGTTTGGAAGAGAATTTAAATCAAATCCAAATTTTAAAAGGTATAGATATGGGGATGTAGATAGTAATCTTAATTATGCTAAAGATAAACTTAATAGATTCCAAAATCAAACTCTTAATGAAGGTAAAGACTTAACAGGTCTTTCTATAGGAGAAGAACAATTATTTAAATTTTATCTACAATTTATATCACCTCCTTCAGACAACACTGATGGAACTTCTGTAAATTATTTATATTGGCAAGCTTATGTAGATAACTTTAGTGATTCTATAGGAGCCAAATACAATTCTTATAATTATATAGGGCGAGGTTATCCTTTGTACAAATATGATGAATTTAGTAGAAAAATAAGTTTAGATTTTACTATTGTAGCTGATAACTCTACTCAAATAATCCCTATTTATGAAAAACTAAATACATTAATACAATTTATGGCCCCTAACTACAGTAATAGCGGTCGTATGCGTGGGAATTTTGTTAAATTAACATTTGGAGATTATCTTAACAGCGTTCCGGGCTTTATAGATGGTTTTACATTAACCCCCATATTTGACGCTGGGTTTGATATAGGAGTAGGTGAAAATTCCTCGGGTAAACAACTTCCTAAAGCAATTAAAGTAAGTGGTTTTGGATTTACTCCAATTGCCGATAATAACAACTCTATTATGTCTAAAAATTCTACATTTATTTCAATATAATGAATAGATATAATAACATACCTATATTTAAATCCCCTAAAGGAAAACGCTACTATGCTAACGTAAAATACCCAGAAATCCCTTTTAACAATACAGATTTTTATGTTATAGCTCAACAAGGAGATAGATATGATTTATTAGCCAACCAATATTATGGAGACTCTACTCTATGGTGGATTATAGCATCTGCTAACCCTCAATCTAAATTTAATAGTCTTTATCCTCTTGAAGGATACCAAATACGAATCCCTTCTAATACTTCTGATATAATTTCTAATTACAACATTTTAAACCAATAAGTTATGGGAAAGATAGTAGGGGAAGCATTTAATGAGGAATTAAAAAACCAAATTGAAGTTCGTCAAAAAAAGTTAGGACAACATCAAACTGAAGAAAATTTTAATTATGATGAATTTCATTTATGGACCACCAATCGTAAACCTTGGTTAAGATTATGTTCCTCAGTTGATATAGATGAAGAAAAACGAAGAGAATTGGGAATACCTAAAGAATTCTCTCAAAATCTTTTAGCTCAAAATTATATTTTATACGGAGGGGTAAGTGATCAAAATAACCAACTTAAAGGAGGATTATCTCCCCAATTAGAAGCAGATTATTTAAATTCCCCTAACGCTTATGGATTTAATTCATCTAATGAATTTGGATTTGACCCCCTCCCAGGTATATCTTCAGTTTCAATTACTCCTAAAAGTAGAGGCTCTCTAACTGAAGCTAAAATTAATATATTTTGCCACAACATTGATCAATTTAATATAATAGAAGCTTTATTTTTAAGACTTAAATATACTTTACTCTTAGAGTGGGGCCACTCAGTATATTATACTAATGAAGGAGATTTAGTTACAAATCCTGTAACTAACATCTATAAAAAATTTTTAAAAGGAAATGTTAATAAAAATGAATTATTTAATGAAATAAAAAAACAAAAAAAGAATAGTTCATACAATTATGATGGGTTTTTAGGGTGGGTAACTAATTTTTCTTGGAGTCTTACAGATCAAGGAGGATACCAAATAGAAATAACAGCTATTTCATTAGGAGATGTAGTAGAATCTTTTAAAATTAATTCATCATTACCTAATACTCCAAATTCATCTCCTATTGTAGATGAATCTCCCCCTTCCGTGACTACTAATGATGTAGGCCTTAATATAGAATCTAATAGATTAGGATTAGATATTAACTCACTTTCCCCATCAGCAATATCCAATACTCTCTTAGCAGTTGATCAAAACGAAAAGGCATATACTATCTTACAAAAAGTATTGCTTTCATTTAAAAATCAAGTATTAATTAACTCTACAATAGGTGATCAATCTTTCATCAATGGGAAAGATATATCATCCTCAACAATTAATACTAATTATAAATTAGGAATAGATAATATTGAAGATTCTCAAATTTTTACCCAAAAAGAAATAATAAAAATTACGGGATATAAAAATTATGCCTATATGAAATTAGGTACTTTACTAAGAATTATTAAAGATTTAATTTATCTTAAAGATCAAGAAAATAAATCTGTAAATAATTTTGATTTTAATTATGATGATAATTTTTGTTTTAACCCTGAAAATTACCTTTTATCTTTAGATCCTAGCATATGCATAGTACCTTCTGTATTTGAACTTACTAAATGGGATAAGGGTTGGGCTCTTGAACTTTCTTGGGAAGAGTTAGGCTTAGATACTTCATTTTTAACTAATGAAAATAATGATTTAAGTCGTACTATGCATCTTTACATTAATATTGATTTTATACTTCTTCAATTAAATAATAATCTAACCACTTTTGATTTAATTACTTCTATTTTAACAGGTATTAATAAAAGTTTAGGAAACATCACAGATCTAAGTTTACAATATGAGGGGGAGGATAATATGTTTCATATTATTGATAATAATATTCCTAATACTTCTGAAAAATCTACTAAATTCAATATTGTAAATCTAAAAAAACAAAATGGTAGCTTTGTTAGAAAAGTTTCTATGAATTCCCACATATCACCTGAATTTGCAACTACTATTGCTATAGGAGCCCAGGCTAATAAAACTAATAATGTCCCTAATGATTCTTTAGCTTTTAGTAATTTTAATCGAGGTTATACTGATAGAATTATAAAAGAAAAAAAATCATCTTCAACATCTAACATTCAAAATGGCTCACAATCTGAATTTGAAAAAGCCCTTATTACTTTTAAAAATGATTTAAATGAAGGTGAAACGTATTTCCAATCACCACTTAGTAATATTGAAAATTTAACTCAATCGTACTTAAATGTAATTCGTTTATCAAACCCTAAAAAAGTATTTTCTTCATTTATCCCTATATCTTTAACATTAGAAATGGAAGGACTATCAGGGATGAAACTATTCCAAAAATATACTATTACAGACCAGTATCTACCTGTAAGTTATAGAAATAATGTAGAATTTTTAATTAAGGGTATTAACCATACTATTAATACTCAAGAATGGTTTACTACTATAGATGGCTTTTCTATTCCTAAAATACCATCAACTTCCTCTAATATATTACCTGAAAAAAAGTCTTCTTTAATTCAATCTTCTCCTAATAATGGACCTACTCCTAATGCTGATAGATTAAGAGCAGCTATTTCCCAAGCAGGATACTCTGAAAAAGGTACTGAATTATCAAATGGTGGAGATATTACATCTCAAACAGCTGATGTAGGCATATCAATTATTAATAAAATTAAAGAAATAATTCCTGGAATAACTTTAAAATTTACTAGTGGTAATGATCTTTTTCATAAAGAATTAAATTATAATAGTAGACACAAATCAGGCCGGGGGTTAGATTTTACAATATCTCCCTCAACATCTAATTATATTAACCAAGTTGAAACTATCTTACAAGGATATGCTGCAGGTAATCAACCAAACTTTAGATTCATAAATGAATACTCAGACCCTACCCAAGCATCATCGGGAGACCATTTTCATATATCTTGGGGTCCTGGCACAGAAGCAGCACAATCTCTTAATGAATCTATAGCTTTGGCTAAAAAAGGACTTATTCCTATATATACTGTATAAGATGGCATATGTTCCTAAAAATAGAATCCAAACAAACCTCTATACAGCTGGGGAAGAATTTTATATACCTAAAATTAATCCTAATTATATAGGGTACTATTACAAACTCTATACAGGAGAATACTTTACAGGTAAAAATCCTGATGATAAACCTAATAATACTTTACTTTTAATTGAAGATTATAATCAATCTTCAAAGAGAGGTAATCAAACGTACATTATTAATAATAACCCAAACTATGTATATGGAAGCTTAAAAAATATTGATTTAAAATCAACAATCTTCACCCCCCAATTGTTTTATACCCAACCTACTAAACAAAATTATGAATTAGGTGAATTTAGAAGGTATTTTTGTAAAAAAAGAAATGAATTTATTTATTTAGAAATCTCCCAAGAGGATTATAAAGAATTAACCCAACAATCCTCTACAATTGATTTCAAAAATTGGGCTCCTTTCAATATTCCTTGGACATTGGTTGGAGAAGCAAAACAAGTTTATTATACTAATCAAAATATAACTTTATTAAAAGAAAAAAATAATAGTTTTTATGGTTTTAGTAAATACCTTAGGGAAGAATATTTAAAATACTATAAATCTTAAATATTTATATCAAACCCATAAGGTATGGCTGAAAGAACAAGAATAGATTTAGGTTTTCCATCATTATTTACTTCTCTATCATTTGATAGTTCAAGTATTACTGATGGGGTAGTAATGTATGATTCTTCTAGCCAAAAGCTTTACTATACGGGTAGCTATGGCGGAGGAGGAGGAGGAGGATCTACCACTTCGGGCACTTCAGGTATATCGGGCACTTCAGGCATTTCAGGTACGAGTGGCACCTCAGGACAAAGTAATATAACACTATCAGTATCTACAGGTTCCCAATTTCTTACTAATATAGGAACTCTAGAATTTTCAGGTAGTGGGATAGAAATTTCAGTAAATAGAAGCACAACTGCCTCTATTAATATAGATATAGGGGATAGTGGTATTTTTAAACAAACCGGTTCATTTTTTGCTACTACAAATACACTACAAGTAACAGGTTCTACACTTCAAAGTGCTCCTGGAATTGGGGAAGGTACTTCTTCTATAAGTACTGGAGATTATGCTTTTTTAACTAGTCAATCTATTTATTCTTATAACCATAATGTAGGGTACCCTAAAAGTAATGGTTGGGATGAAAACTTAGCTGGTTCTTATTTTAGTACTTTTGATGCTAATACTAACACATCAGAAATTTTAAGATTTGTAGCAGGTTTATTAAGTGCTTCTGCCCCTTCTCCCCAACCTAACACTAAATATTATAGTAATATATCTGAAGTATTTGGTGGTAATGATTCCAACAATAATTTTTTTAGTACATACGGGAGAGTACCTGCAGAATCTACAAATGGTGTAGTCAATTATATAGTAGATAAAGGCTTTTCCACTATTGGAAATTACTTTTTTCAAGGTTTTGGCAACGTATATTACAATAATGTCTATAACATCAAATATTCCTCAGTAGCAGCAGGAAGTACTACAGTTTCATCATCAATTGACCCCCAATTATTTGGGTTAGGAAACCAGGAGGATTATTTTTACGTTTCTGCTTCTCAAAATTGGTGGTTTTCTAGCGGTAGTAATAAAATCGAAACAGCTACTAGTTCTAGTGAAACTACTTTATCTAAAAAAGGAGAAGGGACCTCAAATGGTTTAACTATAGGAAATATAAATACTGTAAACCCATCAGTTATCCCTCCTGTGTACCAGGATGGTAAATTTGTAGAAATAGTTCAAGCTAATTTATATAATGGAGGAATAAGCCTTAATAATGTAACGGAATCTATTGGATATTATAGAATAACTTCCTCAATAGCTATAGCTTCATCCTCTACTTCTAACCCTGACATTTCAGCATATTCAACTTTTTATACACAACAGGAGGAAATATTATATGCCCCTCTTGTCCCTATTTATAGTGCTACTGTACCTAGTAGTACTGTAGCAGAAGGTTATGGATTTAGTGGTGCCCTTACAGCAACCTCCCGTTCACTTTCAGGAGCTCCCTATTTAATAAATGCTACGTGGTATGCTTCATCCTCACTTTTAAACTTATGTGATCCTTTATATTGGAGTCCTGTAAGTAGTCAAGGTATTATTGCTAAATATGCACTTTCTGCGGGTACTGATGAAAGCACTACAGATGTAGTTATAAATAATCCTATTGGTGGGGGGAGGTATGATGTAAAAATGAATCCCAACGGGCAAATTGTTTCTTCAAATACCTTTTTTACCCCTAGTGGGACTGCGATTGCTGCTAATACCTATCCTTCTGAATCTAGTAGAGTCCACCTTACAGGAAGTATAACTTTTGCTCCTGATGATGGGTATACTAATATAGGTTCTACTTCCGAAACTCCTACTGGTTTCCAGCTATTAAAGCAATATAAAAATCAAAACGATACATCCTTCCAAACCCTCCCAGCTGGAAATATATCATTTGATTATCATGAAGAAGGAACATTTGGCCAACCTTTAGCTTCAGGTTCCCTAGCTTTTTATGGAGGTGCTCAAGGATACGAGACCTCTACATTAACAGGAGGTACTGAACCCTTTGTAGGAGAAAATTATAGAATTAAAATAACTAATCCTTGCCTTTCAGGTTCATATGATGATGGAGATAAGTTTACTACAGGTTCATATAGTGTTTATAATCTAGATAAATATGACTTACAGGTAAAACCTGGTTACTTAGTAGAAGCAGGAGGTACATATGGATACTGGTTAAACGAACATCCTACTTCTACAAATGGTTATAAATACTACGCACGAGCTTTCAAAGATAACTCAGGCTCGCCCCGAAGTAGTATTGATATAGATGTAAATAAAACTTTAGTTAATTGGAATTCTACCTCAAATGGAGTAGCTGTAGCTTTAATACTTGAGTCTGCAGGAGCTTCTAATTTTTCTACTCCTACTATTTTTGATATATCATTTATAGCAGGGGGTAATGTAATAGCTTCTAATCAAAGTAATAATGATCAATTAAATCCTTTTACTTCTAACATAGATATATTAGGAAATACTAATGGTGGTAGTATTACAGGTACTTCTTATAGAGTACCTTTAATTTCGGCTTTAAATATGAATTTAAATAGTTCTAACCCTAATATTATAATTTTAATTAGATATAAAGGGGATCCTTCCCCTGTTGAAGATATATCGGTTACATATAATAATTAATATTTGTAATATATGGCTACTTTTGATAAAAATACTAAATCTAATAGATTACTTCAAAGTTTAAGGTATACTATTGCTGATAATGATAGCCAAGAAGCTTTTTCAAGAGTACTAGATTTAAATGCTTCCGAAATTTATACTCAACAAGGCTTACTCCCTACTAGTTCCCTACCCTACTCAGCAAGTAGTCAAGATAGAGAGATAGTTTCTAGTAGTTTAGCTAATCCTAGTTTCACTCCTGAAGTTGCAATAGCTATATATTATTATAAATTAGAACTTACCCCAGGTGAAACCCAAACCTCAGGTAAATATCAAACTTGGTTTACTCTTGATCCAGCATCCTCTACTGTAGACCCCCAAATTATTAGCGGATCTCAATTAACTAATTGGATTTCAAATAAATATATTGATCCTACAACCCCAACATTAAGAGCTGAGGATAACCCCCCAGGATATAATATAGTTTTATCAAAAGGAGCTACCCAAGGAGATGCTATAGCTGTTGGGGTAAACGATTACCAATTTGATTATAAAACTGGTATCATACAATTTGTAAGTACAGCTGTTGCTCCTAGTATTAGTGATAAATTATGGTTATCGGGTTACAGATACTTAGGAGAAACCTTAGATGAATCAAATTTAGCTGGCACTTCAGGTACTTCAGGTACAAGTGGTACTTCAGGTACTAGTGGCACAAGTGGTACAACAGGCACTTCAGGCACTTCAGGTGTAACAGGCACTTCAGGCACATCTGGCACTTCAGGAACTACAGGTACATCAGGTACTAGTGGCACTTCAGGCACTTCAGGTGTAACAGGTACTTCAGGCACATCTGGTACTTCAGGAACTACAGGTACATCAGGTACTAGTGGCACTTCAGGCACTTCAGGAACAACTGGTACCTCTGGCACTTCAGGTACTAGTGGTATTTCAGGTACTAGTGGTGTAAGTGCTGCTAGTTGTTTTCCTTATGTAGGTGGAGAATCGCTCGCCTCCCCAGGAGGTTATGATAGTCACTCTATAACATTAGCAGACACTTATACTTTATTTGGTGATTCAAGAGATTATACTACTGCTGTAGGAGCCTCTATCTCTACATCTTCTCTAGCGGGAGATGTAGAAGATTGGATTAATACCTTTCATATAGGAGATCGACTTCAAGTAACATCTACCAACACAGGTAAATTTGGATTGTATGTTATTACAGGTGTAACAGCATCATCAGCTTATACAGATAATGGTCGAATAAGATTTAATTTTGATATATTATCTGCTACAGGAAGCTACATTAAAGAAGAGCCTATAGCAGTTTGCCACTTACCTATTGGCACATCAGGCACATCAGGTACTTCAGGTACAACAGGCACTTCAGGTACTAGTGGTACAACAGGTACAAGTGGCACTTCAGGCACTTCAGGTACTAGTGGTTCTTCAGGTACAAGTGGCACTTCAGGCACTTCAGGCTCTAGTGGCACTTCAGGCACTTCAGGCTCTAGTGGTACTTCAGGCACTTCAGGCTCTAGTGGTACTTCAGGCACTTCAGGTTCTAGTGGCACTTCAGGCACTTCAGGTTCTAGTGGTACTTCAGGTACAAGCGGCACTTCAGGTACTAGTGGCTCCTCAGGTACTTCAGGTACTAGTGGTACCTCAGGCTCTAGTGGCACTTCAGGTACAAGCGGTACTTCAGGCTCCAGCGGTACTTCAGGTACAAGTGGTACTTCAGGTACTAGTGGTACTTCAGGTACTAGTGGATCATCAGGTACTTCAGGTACAAGCGGTACTTCAGGCACTTCAGGCACTTCAGGAGAAGACGGGTTAGATGCTAATACAATTGCCCTTACCTATACAACTGATACTATTCCTGCTTTAAATTTTTCCAATTTTAGTTCTAGTTTAGGAGGAAACCAAGCATCAAATGTTGAAGAACTTGTTATGGGTATTGATATTTATAATTTATTAAATTTAATAGATTCTACTAATTATCAATACTCAAACCTTAAATTCACCAAAAAAGATGATGGAAGTACTGGAGTAGTTGAAGCAATATATAATTTTGATGGAGTTCCTACAGTATTTGCTCCTAGTACTGTACCTGTAACTTTTGTAAACGCTACTCCTTCAAATGGGTCTTTTGTATCAGGAAGTAATTACTTTTTAACCATTACTATAGAAAATCCTGGTACAAGTGGCACCTCAGGTACTTCAGGTTCTAGTGGCACTTCAGGCACTTCAGGTTCTAGTGGTACTTCAGGTACAAGTGGCACCTCAGGTTCTAGTGGTACTTCAGGCACAAGCGGCACCTCAGGTTCTAGTGGCACTTCAGGTACTAGTGGTTCATCAGGTACCTCAGGATCATCAGGTACAAGCGGTTCAAGCGGTACTTCAGGTTCATCAGGTACAAGCGGTTCAAGCGGTACTTCAGGTTCATCAGGTACAAGCGGTTCAAGCGGTACTTCAGGTTCATCAGGTACAAGCGGTTCAAGTGGTACCTCGGGTTCATCAGGTACTAGTGGTTCAAGTGGTACTTCAGGATCATCAGGTACAAGTGGTTCAAGCGGTACTTCGGGTTCATCAGGTACTAGCGGTTCAAGCGGTACTTCAGGTTCATCAGGTACTAGCGGTTCAAGTGGTACTTCAGGATCATCAGGTACTTCAGGATCATCAGGTACAAGTGGTTCAAGCGGTACTTCAGGTTCATCAGGTACTAGCGGTTCAAGTGGTACTTCAGGATCATCAGGTACTTCAGGATCATCAGGTACAAGTGGTTCAAGCGGTACTTCAGGATCATCAGGTACAAGCGGTTCAAGCGGTACTTCAGGTTCATCAGGTACAAGCGGTTCAAGTGGTACCTCGGGTTCATCAGGTACTTCAGGATCATCAGGTACAAGTGGTTCTTCAGGTACAAGTGGTTCAAGCGGTACCTCGGGTTCATCAGGTACTAGCGGTTCATCAGGTACAAGCGGTTCAAGCGGTACCTCAGGTTCATCAGGTACTTCAGGATCATCAGGTACAAGTGGTTCTTCAGGTACAAGCGGTTCAAGCGGTACCTCAGGTTCATCAGGTACTAGCGGTTCATCAGGTACCTCAGGCAGCTCAGGTACTTCAGGATCATCAGGTACAAGTGGTACTTCAATTTCACTCACAGTAGTAAGTGGTTCAATTGAAGGTACTGGAATAGAACGTTTAGAAATTTCTGGAAGTGGGGATTTAACCATAAATGACACCACTGCTTCTATCAACATAGAAGGAGGTAGTGGTATTTTTAAACAAACTGGTTCATTTTTTGCTACTACAAATGATTTACAAATAACAGGATCTTTAGCTCTTAATGGATCATTAACTGCTTCTAGTGATATAAGTTCAAGTGCTACAGGATCATTCGCAGAATTAGCGGGTATTGTTGATACTTTAGCGGAAACCCCATCACTAAATGATTACTTAGTGTTTAATGGTACTAGTTTTATTGCAGTACCTCAAGGTACAACATTTACATTTAGTATTGCTGGCTTTGATATGTCTGAAGTTATCCAAACTATATTAATTGGTGCAGGTACTTGGAAAGCAATTTCAGCTATTACATTTACCGCAACCTATGATAATGGCCCAGCAGACTCAGCTACTGTTAGTATCCAAGGAACAAATGCTCCTAGTGTATCTAATTTTAGTATGGATGGTCCTAATTATACAACAGGGGATAATCCGTCTGCAATAGGATATCCTACAGGGTGTCCTGGTACTATTTATTTTAGATTATCTGCTGCTAAAGGGGCAACTAATGACACTGATGACACAGATCAAACAGTAACATTTAATAATTTTAGAGCTTGGGGCTCTTTAACTAGTAATACAGGATTAACTAGTACAGATGTAGGTACTCTTTATTCAGATAATAATGACTTAACTAATGTATATTACAAAACTATAACAGGACTTACCTTAAATACTGGAGAATACTTTGGATGGGCTTATAGAGATGAACTTGATGATCCTCCTACAGTTAGATGTGGTACAGGAGGAAATACTTTAACAGTTGCTATGGATCCTGCAGATGCTACTAATAAAACCCCAGCTACTACACAGATATCAAGTTATACTAATGCTAATGGTTTCCAAGAAAATTATAGAATAATAGCTAGTAAATTAACAGATATTACAGATCATAGTACAACTATTACTATTAGTACTTCTACCCAAGTTAAAAATTATTTTTTCTGGGGAGTTAGTTCAACCGATGCCCCTACTGAATCTTTAGTTGAAGGGTTAAGTAATGTAAATAGTTCATATGATGGTAGTACTATTACAGGCCAAACTCTTTCTGCAATATCTGCTTTTACTAATCAATATGTATACATAGCTATACCTGCTAGACATGGTGTTAATGGTACAGATTATCAATTTAAATTAAATAACTTTGAATTTGACGTTGCTTCTCCATCAACAATTACAATTACTAATCCTGTAGGATTTGAAGAAAATTATAATGTATATAGATCAACTTTTTTACTTACCTACGCAAATCCTATTTCAATACTAATAGACACCGTATAATATGGCAATAGGATTATCAGGAAATATTGTACCTCAAGGTAACTTTTCAATAGTTGACGGAAAAGATGTCGGGGGAGCACTTACGGGATCAGCAGTAAGTTCTAGTGGGGAACTATTTGCATCAACTTCTTTAGCCCCTGCAGGTAGTTATAATAATGTAGTATTATATGATACAGGCACTGGAAAATTTTTCTACACAGGTTCATATGGTGGAGGTAGTGGAGGATCTACCACTTCAGGTACTTCAGGTACTAGCGGTATTTCAGGAACATCCGGTACTAGTGGCACATCAGGTACTCCAGGTACCAGTGGTACTTCAGCCATAGGTGCTTTTTGCATCCCTTACAATTTCCACTTTACAGGATTTACAGGAGATATAACACCTGCTAGTGGTGATATTCTCTATCAGGATAATAATACTAACACTAATAACCCATCTAATGCTGATGAAGTCAGAATAAATTTTGATGGATCTGATAGTAATGATTATGAAGATTACCTTTCAGGATGTTCTAATGGAGGAACCTTAATAATTTATTCAAAAGTAAATCCTACAAGATTTAATTTATTTAAATTTGAATCCACCTTATCAGGAGGAAGTATGGTACGATTCCAATCATTAAGTGGGGTTATTTCAAATGTAACCTTCCCTAATGATGGAGAACTTTGTATCCAAATTACTTGTAATGGTATTTCGGGCACATCAGGTTCTAGTGGTTCTAGTGGCACTTCGGGTTTATCAGGCACTTCGGGCTCATCAGGTACTTCAGGTACATCAGGGGTAACATTTCCACTATTTAAAACTAAGTATAGTGGTTCATTTTCTCCCGCTGAAGAACCTGGTAAGCCTTTCTACTTTACAGCTAATGATGCGTGGAGTAATGTTGAAAATATTCAAATAAGTCATACAGGTTCTGATGGTACTAACATAAAAGATATATTAGATTCATTTTCTCCACCTTATTATTTAAGATTGGTCTCTGGATCTTCTAATTTATTTGCAAAAGTTACATCGGTAACTTCTTCTACAGATTTTGATTCATTAACAACTATTCCACTTAGTTCAGGTAGTCTAGCAATCATAAATACTGAATATGAAGGATACATAATAGGTGCAGGAACATCTGGCACTTCAGGCACTTCAGGAACAACAGGTACCTCAGGTACTAGTGGTACAACTGGTACAAGTGGTACTTCAGGAACCACAGGTACTTCAGGTACTTCAGGAACAACAGGTACTTCAGGTACATCTGGTACAACTGGTACTTCAGGCACTAGCGGTACAACAGGTACCTCAGGTACTAGTGGTACAACAGGTACCTCAGGCACTTCAGGAACTACAGGTACTTCAGGTACTAGCGGTACAACAGGTACCTCAGGTACTAGTGGTACAACAGGTACCTCAGGCACTTCAGGAACTACAGGTACTTCAGGTACTAGCGGTACAACAGGTACCTCAGGTACTAGTGGTACAACAGGTA